ATTCAAATACTTCATCGATCTTTTGTTTGCTTGTCAATGTTATAAAAATAGTGCTATAGCTTTTTGCATGAATTTGTTCCATAGCGCCCATAAAAGTCAGCACAGCTTTTTCTTGAAGATCATTAATATACGATGCAATCTGTGGCATTCCTACCCCACCCTGCTCTGTATCAAGCAAAGTGAGTCCGGCCAAAACCTTCATATAAACGTCTTGTTCTTTTTCACTTAATGATTCCCATGTCTTTTTATCTTTGCTTACAGGGATTTCCGTATCGAGCCAAAATTGCTTAGTATTTTGATCCCAAAACATAGAGGCATAACTGCTTGTAGGTTCGTTCCAGTTTACTGCTTCGATCATTGATACAACCACTCCTGTTTTACACTACGCAACTTACGCAGTCTTCTGTATTATTAGTCATTTTTGTCCTTGTATAATAAAGTGTCTTCAATCCTTTCATCCATGCGTAAATGTAAAGCATCGACAATTCTCTTGTTGTAATCGTATCTTTTACATATAACGTACAACTAATCCCTTGATCAACGTGTTTTTGCGCCGCCGCATAAAGATCAATCATTTTAAACATATCCATTTCATAAGCTTCTTTATAATAGAAGAAGTTACTGTCGTCGAGATATGGCATTGGATAATATGTATCACTATTTCCATATGTTCTATGTTCAATACGCTCTGTAATAGGAGCAAGTGAAGCAGTACTCGATTGGACATATGAAATACTACCTGTGGGAGCAACCGCAAGCCGATAGCTATTCGCTAAACCATATTGTCTTACTTCGTCTTTCAGTTTTGCCCAATCTTCCTTTGTAGGCAGCTTAATTCCTTCAAACAGTTTTTTAATTTTATCACTCTTAGGCAAAAATTCTTCATTTAGATATTGTTCAAAATATTCTCCTGTATGATATGCCGAACCTTCAAATCCTCTAAACGTAAATCCAGTTTCTTTAGCTATCTTCATTGATTCTAAAATTGAATAATAATTTAAAGTGGCAAAAAACACATCGACAAACTCAACAGCTTCTTTCGATTCATATTGGATTCGATTTTTTGCCAAGAATCCGTGCAGATTCATTACACCTAATCCAATTGATCGCATTTCTTGATTTGCTTTTGCAATGCTCGGAACCGTTTCAATATTTGATTTTCTTGATACGGTATCAAGCATTCGGATTCCGGCTGCTACTGCACTTTCAATATCTTTTCCTTCCATTACATTTACAATATTTAGTGAACCAAGATTACATGAAATATCGCGTTTAATTTCATCTGGTTCATTATAATCATTGATGATTGATGTTTCAGAAAGCTGAATGATCTCGGTACATAGATTTGAAAATTTTACTTTTCCTTCATTCTTTAGTGGATGCAATCTATTTGCATTATCCTCAAAGAAGAAATAAGGATATCCACTTTCAACTTGAATTTGAGCAATCATATTTAGCAAATCTCTTGCATTTACTTTTCTTTTTCTGATATTTGGATTATCAACTAACTCATCATACATCTCAGTAATATTAATTTCACTCATTCTTTTTCCATATTCTTTGTAAATTCCATACGGAGAGAATAAATACATGTCATAATCTTTTTCAACGAGTTCAAAAAATTTATCAGGAACAATTAGGCCAAGAGATAATGTTTTAATCCTCGCCTTTTCGTCAGCATTAATCTTCTTAGTTGATAAAAAATCAATGACATCTAAATGAAAAATATTTAGCCATGCAGCACCTGCGCCATCACGCTGACCAAGTTGGTTTGCATATGAAAATGAATCCTCAAGAAGTTTCATTACTGGTACTACACCGCTACAACTATTATCAATTCCTTTGATCGGATCGCCTAACGCACGAAGGTCAGTTAGATTAAATGAAACACCTCCACCTCTTTTTGATAGTTGAAGGGCGTTATTAATTGCATGAGCAATACTATTCATTGAATCATCGACCATTAACAAGAAACAACTAACCAATTCACCTCTACGTTTACGTCCAGCGTTTAAAAATGTCGGCGTTGCTGGTTGGTATCGGCCATTAATAAGCTCTTTGACAAACCATTTTGCTTTTTCAAAGTTTCCCTCAGCTAAGTATAATGCTGTAACTGCAACTCTATCTTCATATCGTTCAAGGAATTTCGTATTATCAGATGTTTTTAGAGCATATTGATTGTAGAATTTATATGCGCTCATAAACGAAGGGAAGCGGAATTTCTTAGCATAAGCAATTCGAAAAATTTCTTTAATTTCTTTATATGTATATTGATCGAGAAAATCTTTCTCGTAATAATCGTGTTCTACAAGATAATCCAATTTCTCTTTTAAGTCATGAAAAAACACCGTATTCTGATTCACATAATCAACAAAATAGCTTTTTACTGCTTCTTTATCTTTATCAAATTGAAATTTTCCATCTTTTAATTGTACAACTTCATTGTTGAGTTCTATCCATTTCGGTACTTGTGACAATTCTCTGCGCCTCCTGTAAGAATGTTTGAACGTCTTCTGGTGTTCCACTTAGTTCAAATTTATGTATTATTGGAATATTATATTTTTCAGAAATAATATCAGCGGCTCTTGCAAAATTATTTCCCCAATTTCGATTTCCACTAACAGCTATCCCAATAATATAATTTTTATTTTTATCTAAAAATACTATTGTACTTTTTGGAACTTCACCAAAGCCTGTCGTATATGTAATTAATATTGAAGGACGGCTTAACGTAAGGTTTGATGTCACCTTAATTGCTTTGACATTTAATTTTTTTACAAATCGTTCAACATTTCCAGTAAATGAATCATACACTATATTTAATTTATTTATTATATCACCTCCTTATACGACTCTATAATCCTCGATAATAACTTGGATTTTTCTAACTTCTTTTTTAGTTCGAGGATTTGTCCATTTATTTATACTCAAACTTCCTACAACATCAACTGTTTGACGCTTAGGAAAATTGTTGATAAAGTTCAGGTCGGTTCTAAATTTCATTAAATCAATTTTCGATACTAAATCATTCTCTTCGTCTACAAACCATGTTTCTGATTCAGGCAAAGCACTAGCTTTAAGTGTATTATCATTGCCTAACGACTGTTTTTTAATAACATAAGCGTTTTTAATTAAAAACTTTGGCTCATAAAATCCTTTTCCAGTAATTTTCTTAAACTTTTCTATTTCTGCTACAATATTTTCATTAATGTTTTCAATATCTATCTCTAAATCATAATAAATAACTTTTTCAAATGATTCGTTCTTTAAACCTTCATTAATAGCATTTTTAAACTCTTCAAAAAATTCCCGACTAACTCCAAGTCCTCCAGCTTGTTTATGGCCACCGGAAAAAGTAACATGAGGCATCTTACTTACAAAATCTAAGAAATTAAAAAATCCGTAAGAACGGAAACTTCCACGTAATTCATTTGGATATTCTGCTTCTGTTCTTAGTACAATTGCTGGACGCTGATATTCATTAGCTAACTGTCCAGCAATTAATCCATTCATACCTTTTCCAAACGATTCATCAACAATAATTATACATTTATCATTGGGATTAATTGCTGGTCTAATTCTATCAAGAATTTTTTCTTGTTGTTGTTTTCGATTATCATTTAGCTTTTTAATTTCTTGAGCTAATGTTACTGCTTCAAATTGATCGTCCGTTGTAAGAAGTTTAAGAACTAGTTCAATTTTATCAAGACGTGTTGCACCATTGATTAAAGGAGTTACACTAAAAGCATAATCACTTGCTGATAAGTCTCTATCCAAATTTAAAACAGATAGGATTGCTTTTAAACCACAGTTCTTAATATTTTCAAGTGACTCTTTAACAAAATAACGATTCTCAAGATTCATCATATCCATTTGATCAGAATGCAAGCCAAGGCCTGCTAAATCTACCAAGTCACCACTATAATTAACATCAAGATATTCGTCAATTACTTGACATATTTTATATGTCAGAAGCGAACCAGAAGCATCTTTATTAGGATAAAAACAGTCTTCTTGTTGTGGATTTACTAGAATGCAATTTTCATTTTTTTCATCAATTAAGTGATGGTCAATTATGATAATGTCAATTCCACGCCTACGTATTTCTTCACAAACTTTATTTTGATTACTTGATGAGTCTAATATAATGAGTAACTTTGTATTTTCCGGTATTTGATCTTTGACATAATGAATGCCGTGTCCATCACTTCTTTGTGCGTGAAAGTATGTAATTTTATTTGTGAATTTCTTTAAGTAATTGTATAGAATTGCTGTACTGCATACGCCATCCGCGTCTACATCAGAGTGAATGGCAATTTTTTCATTCAAATTAATTGCTAAAATAATTCTTTCTGCTACTTGTTTTATATTTTTTAATAAGTAGGGATTATTGACATTAACTTGTGTAGGATTTAAAAAGTTTTCAATATCTTCAATCCCATATATGGCACTTAATTTTTTGATTATTGTATCTGATTCATCATATTTAAACTTTGATTGTCTTTTTCTCCAATTCAAAGTTTTGCCCTCCTTGACTAATATAATATACCAAATTTCCATCATATAAATCAATATTTTTTATATTTTATTTTTTTATTTAATTCTATATTTAGTACATTCTTTATAAAGTAATTCAAATATAGTTTTTCCTTTATCAGTCGGGCTTTCTTTGTTTTCCGAAGATAGTAATCCATTATTATCCCATAAAGCAAATACTGATCGCGCTGTACCAAATTTTTTCCCTTGTTTTTTTATATCATTTACACTCTTATCTTTATCCATTGCTATTATAATTTTAATGTCTAATCCTAAATCACTAATCATTTTTACTTGATATGGACTTATATCATCTCCGCCGATAGCAACGCAATTAGGATATCCCCATTGTGTTGCTAACCAGCAAGATTTGTCTCCTTCAAAAATAATAACTTCTTTGTTTTCAAGAATATAATAAAGTGCTCGATGCCAATTATACCATTCGATTGATTTATTGAATCTGAAATAATATACAAATTTAAAGATTCCTCGTTCTTTGTAATCCGTGTAAATTGTTCTACCTTTAATACTAACAATATCACCATATTGGTTATGTATTGGCCATATAATGCGTTTCATAAAGATATCATAGCCAATTTGAAAATCTTTTTGTGTCTTATAATCTATTCCTTCGTTTATATAGTTTATATGAGGAACCATTACAAAATTACTTAATATAGAATCATCTATTATTTCATTTTCTATTATCTCTAATTCTTTTTTTCTTTTTTTTCTAATGTCCTTAAGCCATTTTAATGGATCGTCTTTAATAATTACTTCTTTATTCTGAAAATCATTATACCCTAATAATGAACAAATCCATTTTTTTGACTTGTATAGATTATCATTCCATCCTTCTTCACTATAAACATCGAATACTATGTATGATACAAGTCCGAATATGTCAAAACCTCCAGAGATACCTCTAGAACGAATACGACAAGATAATGATTCATTTAAGTAAACTTGAACCGATCTTGGATTATCAGAATTAAATTTTCTTGGTAATTGTGCTTCATATCTGTTTCCGCGAAATTTTATTTTTTCGCATTCCATTTTTATCAATAGAAATTCTATTTTATCTTCTTCTAAAATACGTTTTTTAATTTCTTTTAAATCGTTCATAACCTCCCTCTATTCATTTAAAAGTAGCTACTTGCTGACTTTCTTAGTTTTGCCCATGCAACTTCTTTAAAAGAATTGATACTATAATTAACTTCATAAATAATCTGTTCTTCTGTACCGCCATTTCTATTCTTAGGAATGAATAAAATCATATATGTTTTTTCGGGATCAAGATGATATTCTTCTCTTCTCCACTCACCGTCAAAATCATCTTTAATCCAATTATATGCGAAAATTTTATGTTTTCCTTCATACTCATCTTCAAATAGTAATCGTCCAATCATTACAACGTCTGCAACTTCAACAATTTCTTTTGATTTGCCAATTACATCTAAGTCTAAGTATCTGTATTCTTTACCGATTTTAAGTTGTACTGTTGCAAGCATTCCGATATTGTTTGATTCTGGTTTAATACAATCATATATATCTTGAGAAGCAGCAGTAAATCGCTCCCATCGTTGTGCTTCGGAATTACTACTGTCTGGTTTAAAAGTATCAATAATTGCATAGTTATATCCAAGAGGTCTCATCATATTACAACGAGAAATAATGTCGCTTACTCGATATTTTTTTAAGTCATAAAATTTGATAATATCTTTACGATATCGTTCAAGCCATTGTTTTGCTTCCAGCAATTTAGTCATTGTTTTTTCGTCAAAATTTCCCTCAGCCAACTTTTCTCTATTTATCGGTTTACCTATCATTTTTGATGCTACTGTTGCCAGTAACAGATTTCTATTTTTCCAAATTCCTTCTTCATTTGCGAATTTGAGTCCCGGTTCTTCATTTTCGAGCAAGCTTAATTCAAATTTTTCCGTTGCAATTGAACTTTTCCCAACGCCAGAAGCAAGAACTAAATAATATAACTGACCTTTTTTCCATCCTTTAATACGTTTTGATAAGCGTGGTGAGTCATGAAGTGGAATCCCCATTCCTTCGCCATCGTTCATTTTTTGAATAGCAATATCAAGATCATCAAGATAGTTATATTCAACTACTTCTCCTGAACTAACATTGACAAATATTTTATGAGTTTTATGTTGAAAAAAAGCTTGTACTTGTTTAAGTGTCATTTTAACAAGTTTGTTAACAAGCTCTTTATTATTTACGTCAATTAAACTTTCCTCTTGAAATTTTCGTAAACATTCATATTTTTGTATTTCGCTAAAATGATATTCATGATTATTTTCTTTCTTTTGACATTCTATTAACAAATCATCTATAGGGTTGAATCCGCCGTAGTCGTTATATGTATCTAGCCACGATTTTTTAGATGAAAGGAAAGCATATGTAGACACATCGTCAAATGATTTTACTCCGCTATTATACATTTCTCGACCAACATAGTAATAAAAATACCACATTCGTTCGGTAAAAGTGGTTTTTTCGATTTTATTTGTATTATATCGCTCATACAATGATGGCGTACACCAAAGATGACCCACAAATAATGCTTCATGTGGCTTAGATGGTTCAACAAATTCATTAATATATTTTGTCATTACATCACCTTATAGTAGATCAGATATATCCATTTCGTCTTTTTTCTTAATTTGCTTTTTATTGGTGTTAATTTCTATGCTAACTGCCGCATCACTTGATTTAGTTTGCTGTAACAATTCAATTCTTTCTTTTTCTTTTTTCTCTTTTTCTTTTCTAGCTTTCCATGCATCGGAAAGATAATTACACATAATTGTAATACAAGCATTAATTTCATCTGCTTTTTTCGTATCTTGCTTACCTAATACATTTCGTATAAACCATTGAATTTTCTCTTCTGCTAGTTTATAAGCTTCAAGCATTAAATCATATTCGGCACCCATTTTATAACGCTGATATTTTTTACCACTCTTAAAGTCAAATCCATTACGTAACTCTTGAAGCCTTTTTATATTCCATGGAGGAAGATCAGGAACATCATGAAGACTTTTAAGATACTCGTATAATTCACACCATTTTTCAAAATCGCGCTTTTTAAATTCACATTCCTGAATATGTTCATCATAACATTTTATAATATGATAATATTTTTTATCGTTCCCTTTTTTCATTGATAATTTATCATCGCGCAAACCACATTTACCACATTTTACTGTAGCCAATGTTATTCACCTTTTTTTTAATTTTCAATTGAGAACCATATATTACTTCTATAGTTTTTTTTATCGTCTGGTTTTGCCCAACTCCATTCTTCTTCTGCCATTTTTTTAACTTCTTTCATAATTAATTCTTTTATTTCATCTTCAATTGTAATTTCCAATCCTCTAGCTTTTTGATGTTCATATATTGCAAACATCATATAATTTAAATCATTTGCAAATCCAATAATTTCAATATTCTTAGCTTCTTCATTAAGTCCGCATATACTAATATCATTTGTAACAAGATATTTTTTATATTTATTATGAAAAATTGCAACCCAATTATTATTTCTGACTTCTTCTCCCTCATCTTCAAGCCAATAAGAAAATAATCGTTGTTGCCCTTCTATGTCAATAATCTTCACGTTCTTCAACTTTTTATAAATTTCTTGAATTTTCATATTGCTCCTCCGTTATTATATTCACTTAGTTCAATAATATCATCAAAATTTTTAGCTGATCTTTTTAAATAATCTTTACCACCATCGACAGCAATTGCGCCACAACTGCATTTAACAAAATCATGTCGGTGTTTCGATTCTATGATATCGCCACAAATGCGACACTGGGCTTTATTTGATACAATAGTCATAATTCACACTCCTAGTCGATGAAATGACAATTTCATTCAACTTCGATTAGTTTTCATTACAAAAACAATGATTATATCCTTCTTTCATAATTTCATTTTTAATAAATTTATATTGCACTTCAATCAACCAATCATTAAAAATTTCATAATGCGGTTCATCTGGCAATGTAGATTTTTTATATGTATCATTCAATATTTCATTATATTGATTATATATTTCGATTATATGCTCTAGTGTATATTCTCCGCTTCTGATCTTCAATAACTCTTTTCTATCTGGTCGATAAACATTAACTTCACCATCACGAAGAATTTCGATTGCCATTTTCATTAACCTGATTAGGTGTGCCGCATCTTTTGTGTCATAACCGTATTTATTAATTAATTTTGCTTTATTTCCTATTGGATTTTTCTTTTTTTCAGTCAGATTTTTAAGTCGAGAATATGCATATCCACCATATGTTTTATATATCTTTTTGCTTAAAAACAGATCGCCCAATCTTCTTAATTCATAACCAAACAAATCCATATGTATAATATGTTCTTCTTTAACGAAAAGCACATCAATAATGTTAGGATTATTATCGAGTGCAAGTTTGACAAATTTCTTTAGCGAATAAATTACACAGTCGGGGTTTTTCGTTTCATGTTGTTCGAACTGATCTAACCCTAATAGGTATGAAGCAGGAGGGATACATATACCCCGATAATCAAAATCACTTTCAGATGTTTCCATACCGTAACTGTGACTACCTGCAACTACTTTTAGAATGCAATTTTTATTCCAGAAATCAGTTCTAGTCATAATCACCATCATCATTCTCTATATAATCGGGTGGATTTAATATAAAATCATCGACAATTTCTTTCAACTGCTTAATTTTATCTTCAACCGTTTCTGCCGAATCTTCAAAGCTACACAACAATTCATAACCATCTGGTGTGTAGATTGAATAATATAAAGTAGGCCATCCACCCAAACTTTTTTCTCGAAATGCTTCGATTTCAAATCCTTTATAGTTAACTTTCATTTTTCATCTTCAACCTCATCCATATTATTAGTTATTCTCACGAAGTAATCCTTAATATCTTCATGATTTAGTGCTACATACTTGATAGTTTCTTTCCATTCTTTTGTTGTAAAATAAGCTCGTCTCGGTTCATTTAAACCACCTCGACTTATTATTATATCTAGACCTCATTCGTTTTATACCTTTTGTTTTATTTTATTGTTTTTTGATATAAAAATTCTTTCATTGCAAATATCAAAGTATTTTTTATCAATTTCAAAACCAATATAATTTCTACCTGTATTTATACATGCAACTGCTGTACTACCGCTTCCCATAAAAAGATCGAGAACAATTTGATTTGGTAATGAACTATTCAAAATTAACTTTTCTAAAAGTTTTACAGGTTTTTGTGTTGGATGTAATTTGTTTTTACCATTAATATTTTTAATTTTTAAAACTTGTTCTTCCCACAGTTCATTTCCTATTAAATCTTGTTCATCATATTCAATGTCTTGATACTGACTGTCACCTTTGTTGTTAATGCAAAACGATTTTCCTTTACGAAAGAAAACAATAAATTCACAATCCTTCATGTAATATTTATTAGGCGTTTTATTGTTTTTCTTCCACACTAAGATATTATGTAATTTAAAACCTACTTTCGTTGACTCATTTAAAATATCTTGTACATTCTTATCATTTACAAAAACATAAAAATGACTTCTATCTTTCATTACTCGGTATAATTCAGGTAACCAATCTTTAAACCTAATTTTATTTTCAATACCCGCTGTCTTATCGCCCGCTTTTAATAAACCTTGCCACTTTTCGGCCATTCCTACAGAGGTCGAGCTTCCAGATATCTTATTTAAAATATATGGAGGATCGGTAACACATAAATCAATGGATTCATCGGGAAGTTGCTTTAAAGATTGTATAGCATCACAATTATGTACTTGATTTAAGTTATTAAGCAAACCAACTAACCCTTTCTCTTTTGTACCCTCTACAAACTCGCTATTTTCTGGTTCAAAATTACCTTTTTTATCTATTCTAATTAGTCTCATACCTGCTCGACCATACTCTATATAATTTATGCTTAGATAATCCATGTTTTATATTCCTTGCTCCACCGTTGATAACTCAGTCATCTACTTTGGGCTTTGGAATATTGAATATCTCTATTATTTTCCAATTGTATTTGCTATGTTCAATCCATTCAAAATAACGTTCCCATCTTTTTAACTGATATATCTTCTGTTTGCCGCTACAAATTTTTCTCCAATAATTTTACATAGATGCTTATAACCTCTTCCTATATATAGTTCCGAATTATTCATATGATATACCACCCAATGAAATAGCGATTTTATTATCTTATGAATTAATTTTATTTCTATTTTTAATATCCTTAATTATCCCCATAAATCCATTTGAATTGATAGTAATGTCACCTCCGAAAATTCCAATATAAAGGAGTAAGATTGACAATGGAATGATTATGAATAAAGCAAGATACGCATAAAACCCTTCAAATCTAACAATTAGCTCTATAGAAACAAAATGGAGAATAATTGATGCAACAATAATTACAAAAATTAAAAGTGGAAACCAATTTTTTTTAATTAAATTCTTCATAATACTTTTCCCACCTTAATATGTATTATATAAAAACAACCTTACAATTTTTACAATATAGAGATGCATAATTACAACATTCATAATATTTTGCATTACCATTTTTATCTACTACTGCAAGTCTAACAAAATCGTCATATACATTTTCAATTCTAACTAATCTTTCTCTAGTCACTCTAATCCAATCATCGAAGAATTCAAATATTGCATATTCTCCAATTCGTTCTAAAAAACATGTTTTAAATTTTTCATTAATATCTTTATACTTTTTAGAATTAATGGTATCTTGAATGTCTATCATAATTATTCATCTCCTTTAACGAGGTATTACACCCCTAATTGTTTTTTGCTTAACTATTCTTGCCGGACTTAATGCACTATACATAAAATCAATGGCTTTCTCGGGATCACATTGTTTTCCACATGTGTAGCACGACAATGCTATAAATCCTTTTTCTGGATATGAATGGAGTGCAAAATGCGATTCTTGAAGAAGAATAAGTATTGTAACACCAAATGGTTCAAATTTTTTCTCAATCATATTTACATAAGTAGCTCCAGCTTCACTAATAGCACATTTGCTAATTTCCCTTAAAAGTTTAATATCATTTAGTAATTCAGGATTCACTTCCCAAAAATCCGCTTGAATCTCAATACCAAAGGTATCATAATTCATTTATTTTATTTTTAACATCCTTTCAAAAATTATTAACTAACAATTTATAATTTTTACTTAAACGATCTGCATATTTATTCCTTTTTCTTGGCACCCACTTAATCATATAATAATTAAGACTATTTAGTACTTCTATCGCTTCCTGATGTAGTTTTGTAACTCTGTCTCCCGGTTTGAGCTTATTAAATCTGTTTGATCTTCCGTACTTTATTGAATCACACAAACCTAAACAATCAGTTTTTATTTCAACATTTTTTATATTGTGCTTATGTAGAACTTCGACAAGTTTTATTAGCGACAGATATTCTACTACTCTACAATCGTCAACATATGGTATTTCCATACTGTATTTTGCTACAACTTTGTGGTCAGGAGATGTAATAATTCCGCCTATTCCCGATCTTCGCTCATGAGGACTTGTCGATCCATCGAACCAAGCATCATAAATACGTGTGTCGAATCTCATTACAAACACCTCCAACTGTTACACATCTATTTGCTCATATTATTCTGTTCTGTTGCACTCTGAATTTCTAACTTATATCCAAATTTATAACAAACATCGATCACGTCATTTAACCACGACGAATGGAAATATCTAACTGGCCAATAACCATCAATTTTAACCGTATGTCCCCATACTTTATCATCAATAAACTCAGAACCTTTAATGATTTCATAAACTGTAGGTGATAGCTTTTTAATTTCCACTTTCATTTTTTTGCCACCTTGTTGTTTATTATTTCGATGAATTTCATAAATATTAATTGGAATAGTAATTAAAAGTGCAATTAATGGAGTTATAAAAATAATTTCAGTCTTAATTATAGTTTTTAATTTCAATATTTTATTTATTCAATGCTCCTGCTATTTCTAAGTCGTTATTTGGTATTTCGGTATAATAAGTGATCATCTCGTTTCTCCATATATGTATTTTATTTTTAATCGGAAATCTCATTGTAATTGCATTTGCTAACCGGTCAGCCATCTTCATAACAAGACTAAGCCTAGTGTTGCATATTGTTAAATAATTTATAAAGTTTACATCACTTGATTTATCTATAACGCCACATATGCAATAATCGCCACATGATGGCAACTCTTTACCAACACCTTTACCGGGATGTAGTTGACCCTTTTTAATTACAAATTTACCTATCGATCTTTCTCTACCGAGCGCAGAATCAATGCAAATCATTATTTTATTCTTAGGTAGTGCTTGCAAACTTTCCTCTAAGTTCGCTGCATGTATTGGTTTATCAAGCGTTCCGTAAACGTTTTTATATCCCCTCTTCTTTAATTCTGTGCCTACAAGTGGCCCCAACGAGTCACCTGTGTATCTATCTGTTCCAATGCATACGAAAATTATATCTTTATTTGTTGTATAATCTGGAATAATTGCTTTTAAAGCTTCATAAATTTTCTTAGTACTAGTCGCATATTTCTTTCTCATTTTTTTCACCTTAATTATAGTCATATGTGGAAGACAATTTAATTCACTTTGTGCTATGAATTATACCATCTTCCACACGTTTTATCAACTATTTTATTTTTTATTTTTATTCTTCATAATCAATTACTTCGTCTGTTTTTAGTGGTTTCCAATCATATTTTTCCGGCCTTTCAATAAGTTCAATAAAGTCGATTTTTTGCCCTGTACTGTCTACATAAATTAGCTTACCATCAACTTTAACTTGCTTTAATGTCTTTTTAAATTTATCCCAAAGCACCTCTTCACTTGTTTTAATAAATTCTGGACTGTTTTCTTTAACGTATGAAACAAACTTAGGATTTGATTTGGCTCTTACAATTTCTACCCCGTCAATTAAAGCTTCAGGTTTTTGTTTGCGACATTCTAATTTTCTAGTCGGCAATTTAATTGTTTTCGTTTGTCTACTCTCTGGCACTCCTCTCGCACGCTCTTCTTCAAGTACGCGCATATGATACACATGTAAATGTGTTTTAAAAAAATCAATAGTGTCAAGATATTTTTTGCTTGCATTCTCTTTCCACTGATCTAATTTTGTTTTGAATTCCTCAAGACGTTTATTATAAATTTCTTCGATCTCAGCAACCTTCTTTTCGTTTTCTGCGACAACACCGTCCGCCCATACAGCCGTTGCTAGATCCTTGATACTCCAGCGCTCGTCCTGTCGAATTCTTTCCACTTCGTCAATTTCAAGAAATTCTTCGCTAAGTTGCTCCTCATATGTATTCATCGGTTAACACTCCTTATTCATCTAGTAAAAGGATCGTCATTATACCTAATTTCAAAACCATTAACCTCTCCAACTAATGAAAAATCGTTCTTATCTCGATAATTCATATAGATATTTTGGGTAATNGNATTTTATGGTNGAAAAGTGTGTTTTAATTTCCAGCTTTCATTACTCATTTTGATCGTATTTGTGCATTATAACTCGATCTTCTTTCGAGCTAAATCAGCGATCATCATCGCGAAATTTGCGATGTCTGCGGCTTCTAATGCAATATTGATTGGGTCTGCATACAAATCACGGGTAGCATCTATTGCGGCTAACAGTTCGCTCGATTCATCTCTCAAGCGTTCCCATAGCCAGTAGATGTTTTCGTTATCCCAACCGCCTTTGTAGTCATTTTCGCGGAGTTTATCCTCCATCAATTCCGCAAACCATCGCACCGGCTCTCTTAACCCTTCTGGTTCGGGTAGTTCGGTGGCGTCAAAACGTCCTTCTTGTAATTCCCATTCCACATCAACCAATGCGCTATGTTGCCCGCTTAGATGACGTTTGTGGTATCCTGTATGCTGATTCACCATACCTTCCAAAGCGATGCGCCTGTTTTTAATCCATTCCATCAACTTCTGTTTATCTACAGTGTTCATAGAAACCTCCTAATTCCTTGAAATAATGGATAATGGCAATCGGTCATTCCACCACATAATCCGAAGAGCCGATATTTTAAAATACATCTTTTACATTTTTATTCTTAGATACAACAATATAAAGATCGCCTGCTTTATTTATGTAGCTAGATTGAAGGTAGTTTTCACAATAAGTTCCATCCCAATCAACATAAATATTTTCTTTATTACCATCTTCATAATTAATTGTAACGGATACTATATCTCTACCATTGTTAATTCTTTCAAAAGGCAAAACATTATTGTTGCTCCATGTTGTTAGATAAGATTCCGAAATATTTGCTTTTGATGATATCTGTATAATAAATTCCTCACACGTAGACAATTTAGAGATGCTATTTAAAGCAATTCTAGAAATTTCATTTTTAATATTTTTAACTTCAAATCGTCCAATTTGGTCTGCCTCAAATTTTAATACTTCACAGTTTTCTAAGCATAATTCAATAGATTTGATTTGATTCATCTTAGAACCCTCCATAAAATTCCTATTTTATCGGATTACATTTTTTAATCTTTTTTCCGCTATTTCTATATATTCTTTATTAATTTCATATCCTATGTAATTTACACCCAGTTCTTTACAGGCTACTGCTAAAGTACCACTACCCATAAATGGATCAATTACTATATTTTCAATATGCTTTGGAACTGAAAGGTTGATCAAGTATTTTATTAATTCCTTTGGTTTTATGGTACAATGAGTGTTAAAATCATCTTTCTTTTCTTGTTTGATATTTTTAATAATATTTGATTTAAAACCATATTCATCTTTTACATTTAATAAACCAATATTATAATTAACAATAGTTTCATAATAATTATTCTTTAATGGTTTTTGTAAGACACATATAGCTTCCCATTCATTCCTTAAAGCACTATGCCAACCTTTCCATTGTTCAGGATTTTCAACTCCCATTTTTTTTAATTTTACAGTCATATTTAATCCCTTTGGTATTCCACTATTTCTCATCCATACTATAATATCTCTTGCATAAAATCCCACATTTTCGAGAGCTACTTGGACATGTGCGATAGTTCTTGTACTATTAAAAACAAATACAAAACCACCGGGTTTTAATATCCGAAATAATTCATCGCCCCATTTTTCAACCCATTTTTCGTAATTTAAAATATTCTCTCTATTCTTTTCATACCATCTTTTATTTCTAATACCTCCTGATAATCCACTACCATAAGGTATATTTTTAACAAGTGTATTAGAATTTTTAACTCTTTTAGTTCTTCTTTTAATTTCTTCAATGTTCCAATCCTTACCGATAAATTCATAATTATAAGGAGGATCAGTTATACAACAAGCAATTGAATTTGGATCTAAAGATTTCATTCCTTCTATACAATCTGTATTATATATTTTATTTACCTCCATAATATTCAAACCTTCTTTCCTAATAAAATTACAATTTGATGGTCATTCTCGATACCATCCAGCACCATATTTGGCATACCCAATGTTCATTAATCTCTGGTATTTAGTTCGCCACTCATCTCTTTCTTTCTCAAGTTCTCGTACTCGCCTATTCATACGCTCCACATAATTAGGATCATTACTTTTAAATAGCTTTTCGACATCTCTTGCTAGTGAGCGAATTAAAGAATCTTTTAGTATCTGTTCATCAACAAGTAATTTTTGTTTCTTAGCTTTCTTAACAGAATATTTGCCTTCTGCATAGACCCCAATATGTTTAGGGATGTCGGGCTTTACTTCATTGTATAACTCACGAGGCATCACAAAATAATTAAAATGACCGACAAATGTTTTCTTTGCATTGCTATAGAAATCAGATTTAGAAATCTTGATTTCATAACAACGCCAAATACCCTTAGTGTCATATGTAAGATAATCTACTCTTTCATCACCAAACCATCCAATGGTGACTTCAAAACACCCAAATGTACCTAGTTTATTTGTAGTTTTATAAATATTATTTTCAAGTTCTAGTGTTAATTTTGTTTTTGCAATAACACTCATCCTCCTTTCCTTATGAAAATCTCATTTGAAGCTTCCTGATTCTTTTCATTCTGCTAATCCAACATCTTTCCGCCATTGTTTATAATATTCGTCTTGTTTATCCATCAATTTATCAAAATCAGGATTCAAAAACATATCGGGAATTTGATCTTCATATTGTATGTGTCCGCATGTTGGGCACAATAATACTACTTGATTATTCCACTCAGAAACTACTTGGGCTACTAATAATGCATGACTAGAATCAACTCTACATGTAAGAGGATGAAAATATCCACCTTTTTGATAGCGATTTATATTATCAGCTATTCTTTGCTTATCCAATAATAACACTCCCCACGAAATACAGATTTCATTGGATCTGAATTTGAAGCAATGCTCCCTCAATTTGATTTTTTTCTTTCTCTAACTTTTCATATAAAGTAATCATAATTTTATTCTCAAATTGATACTTACTCGTACTTTTAATTAGTTTTTCCAAATGCCAAAGCGTATCTTCAATTTCTTCATTCTTTTAAAAGCTTCTTTGCCATTCATTTAAATTAACCTCTATGAAAGAATAATTTAATTGGATACTCCTCCATCTACCCTAAAACATACAAAGTCTTCGCATCCATCATGCGGATCAGATGGCATATCATGTAATCTACAATACCCATCGCCTGTATAAGCGCCATCTTCATCGCCATTAAAGTCATAAAATTTACAATGATCACAAATACCGATTGGTGAATTTAAATCCTGACAATCTTTAGAACAATATTTGTTTTGATTAAAGTCAGACATTTATATAACCACTCACTTTCATTTCATCATAACACTCCATACATAAGTGATAAGTATAAAACTTGTCCCATGACAAACCCGAATAATAAACCAAACCAGACCCTACAGGGATAATATTATTGCAATTTTTACATATCCATTTTTTTTATTTTGTTTTTGAAGCCTTATTCTTAAAATTCGATTTTCTGCATATGAATGATATGTGTAAACCTTTTCTAAATCTTCATCGTTATTTATATATCCTCCAGCCATATTGCATCATTTCCCAAATTGCTGTTTTCAAATAGTTTAAACACTAAGCTTCTTATTAGTCGATTTCGTTGTTGTATCTCTTGCTGTGTCTTAAATCGTACTCATTTTGGTTTCTTCATTTAAATCACCAAACTTATCAGTATAAAACCATTCTCCATACATATCACAATATTCATTTTCACATCGAAAAATCTCTCTCTTTCAATCCATGACGAGGGATAAATCCAATAATGTTCCGATCTTTTTAACTTGCCACAATAAACTCTGTAAATTAATTTTTCATTACAGTACGGACATTCCATTGTCTCATATCTATAAATTAAAAGATTTATTTCAAAAATTCTTCGGTTGCATCTTCTTTTTTACCTGAAGGTAAAATTCTATAAATTTTAATATTTTGCACATCTTTTCTATTGCCTAAAATATTGACCCGTTCTATAGTTTCATTTTTGGTAAGCATTCCTAAAGTACATTTTTTTGATTCTTCTAAAAAATTTATAATATATCTTTCTTCAATGTAATTCACAAGTTAACACCTCATAAAAGCAATCTTTTATGGTAAATTATCCGCTAATTCCGCAAGTATATCTCCGTGGCACGGTTTCGGTTTACAGAAGCAACATAGTGTCTTGCCTTTTAATTCGTGTAGACTGTTCAATAATTCTGGTTGCTGCATAATCCATTCACGATATTTTTCAATTGCTTCTTCTCTGGTTTCAACTTTATATTTTGCTTTTGTACCGTCCATATGTGAGAATGGGTTTCCCCATTTTGATCCTCGACCTATATAAACATCATATGGAACTTTATGATGTTTATTAACGACTCTTGTTTTTTGCATAAAAACCCTCTTTCGTTCAAATCGCTTCAATCATTTGTTGAACATTTACTTCTTGTAATTCGGCGTAATAAGCCTTCAGTTCGCTTATGTACCATTGTTGACTTAATCGAGCATATTCCTGAATAAATTGTTGCCGCTCATCAAAACTGTAGTACAGCGTTCTGTTCTCCTGCACTTTTTCTAATTGAATATTGTAGTTAATTACATATACTCTATTAGGTTTCATATTGATCTCCCCTGATTATCTTCATAATTTCTTTATACTTCATTGTTCCGCTTGATACGTGATCGGATACAAAACTTCCGGTTTCCTTTTCTCGATAAAGCCTTTTGAATTCTCTTTGATACCATACATGAAAACATAAACCGGAAATAGAATTGTGGAAATCGTAATTCCCATCCAATTTGTAAACTGATGAATCAAAACATAATGTTCGTTGTAGTAATATTCATACCTTGCCGCCCAATGTCGTTTGCGTTTGGGAAACAGATCGTTATGCTACTTCTTAGTCAGTTTGAATTTTTTGTGTCCACTCTTTAGAAGGTCATCGTATGTATACTCCCAGTCGTCCACTCTCTATCTCCTTTCCTGATAAAATCCGTCTTTCATTAGATTTAATCTTCAATCCGTTTTTGTGCTTCTAAATGATTACTCCACATTTCATAGAAGAGGTTATTACAGTACTCGCTACATATATGACCTTCGCTACAAATATCAATGAAAACTGTCGGCTCTTTGCACATCATACAAGCACTCTCATTTCTACCAATCAGTACATCTCGAATTATCTGAAGCTCTTCACCAGTAATCTCATCAGCCAGAGCAACTTCATATCTTATTTTACTCATCCGATCTCTCTCTTTCCGATAAAACCCGTATTTTTGATATTTACTTTCTACATAGTTCCAGATTATAAGCATCAAAATACTTAGCCCAATTCCTAAATTTTTTTAAACCTCTCTGACCTCTTCCGCTAACGATCTCGCCTGTCTCGTCGTTTATAATCTGTACCGATAATAATACTTTACTTGGATCTACTGGCAAAAATCCTTTTGGCAAATTTTTTAATAGCAAGTCTTCATTAATTTGATCTTCGCCCAAATAATAGTCCTCAAATTTACCATCTATTTCTGTTTCTTTAACTGGTGTATGTATCCCATAATGTCTACGATAAAGAATTACCTTCATTTCTGTCCTCAAAATCCTCCTTATAATCAGGTGTGCAATTGATAAACCACTCAATAACAGCTTCGAATGCAGCTTCCTCTGCCTTTGTGGTTGTATCTTTTTTATATTTCTTTAGTGCTTTAATAATTTCAATTTTTGGGTTTTTGGTATTAAAAGTTTTCACTTTTGAAGGTTCTGGAATATAATCATATACATAAATTTTATTGTTCGTATATGATGGTTGTCTTGGTTGACAATTGCATGAATGTGTACTAGGTGGAGGGAGAATTCCCATCCATGTAGACGGTTGATAGATTGGCGCTCCACACTTGGGACATGCTCCTACTTGAACGTAACTCATATTTTTATATCCCCCTTGTACCATGAAATAATCGTTTTATTAACTCTTTCCACTTAAATATCCTGCGTTACTGAATCTCCAATATCGCTTTCCAATGTGAACATAGATGAACCAA